AACGTCGTGCAGTCCCCATGCACGATATTGCACGGCACGTTCCAACACTTGGGCGGGGTAGTCATGCTCAATGCATTGATGCGCCCCCAAACGGATACCCGCTTCAAGTGCTTGAAGATCACAACCTGAATGCACCATGTGAATCGCCGGCGCCGCTGGGCGCTCGGCCCGCAATACCGCCAGGGCTGTGCGATTAACATCCCAGTGTTCTTGAATCGCCTGGGCCTCGATCTCCGGATGCTTGCCGCCACAAATCAGGCGGATCGCCAGCACTTGCGCAGCCTCGACCGCCGGAGCCTCCGAGGTAGGAGGCTCGGAAGGCGGCGCTGGGGCCGCAGACGCAGCAGCATGTACTGTTCCATCGTCCGTCGACATTTTGTCAGGTTGCATCGTAGACTCCCAAGCTGGTTTATGTGTGTCAAAAACGCTAGCCATCTCTGTGGTATCCTCTCGTCTTGCTGCGGCCAGGCTGGCACTAGTCGCTCCGTCGGCCCCCAGGTCCACAAAACTGATCTCGCCTAGGCTGGCCTTGCGGACCACGTTGACCGGCCCAGCGAACTGGCGGCCGTTGACCAGCACCTGCTGGCCCTCTTTGACGAACTCGAACTCCTCGACGGCCGCCGCGATCGAGGCTTGCCAGGGAAATCCGTTGCGGGCCGATACGACGATCTCCCGGGCGGCCTGCGTGTCGCGGGACACCACGCCCGTGGCCACGAGGCGACCGTCCTCAATGCGGATGGCGTCGGTATGCCCCACGCCGCTTTGCATGTCGTGGCCGAAGCGGATCGGCCGACTCTGCGACGGAATGGCCAGCCCGGCGAGGTCCACGATCACTGGATATCGCCAACCGGCGATCCGCATGGGCCCGCCCGTGTAAGCGACCATCGAGAACCGAGGCAGCTTGGGTTTTGCGCCAGCGTCGGCCGAAGCGTCTGCCGACGCGGCCTCGATCGTGATCGAGCCCGGGTCGCACACCAGGTTCAGATGTACTTCCGTGCGTACCCTCCCCTGGCGCTGGCAGACAGCCCTGCGCTGTGCTGCGTCGGGGAATTCCTCAACCATGACCGCATCGCCCATGCACCGCTCGATGAACTCATCATGCGATTCGCCCGGCTTCCGTTCAGGCAGCGGCATTTGTCTCTTCCTCCTCTTCGTGGTCCTCGTCCGGCTCACCCTGTTCGGTTGGCATTGGCTGGGATGGGCCCAAGCCCAGCTCGCGCATCAAGGCCAGCTCCTTGGCCCGCTGGCGCAGGGCATCTTCCCAGTCCTGCCCTTGCCGGGCGTACTCATAGGCCAAGGTCGTGGTATGGCTAGCCAATCGCATGGCCTGGGCCGTGGCCTCCTTGGCCGGGTCCACGTGTTCCCGCCCGTCCCAGTACCACTGGTGCGGCCAATCGGCATACGGCCCCAGAGCCTCCGGCCAAAGGTCCGGGATCAGCACGGCCTCATCAAGCCACGCCGAAAGCACCCGGTCCAGGACCACGGCCTCCAAGTGCACTTGCTCGACCCTCAAACTCTTGTAGTACGTCTGGTGGTCCAGCCGGCCGGAGGCGTAGTTGTAACTGGACGAGTTACCCGCCGCGACGTTGAACGGCATGTTCAGACAGCGGGCGATTTCGTTGAGGATTTCTCGTTTGAATTCAGCATAAGTCGTGGCCGGCTGCTGGGCCTGGAGTTGGTCCATCTTCCAACCGCCAGGCATCGTCACCAGCGCCCGCTGCTCCAGTTCGATGGGCTCGAACGGCTCGGCCGCGTCCGCCTCGCCGCCCGGCGGGGCGTCGGTATAGAGAATGCCCGCAAAGTCGGCCGCTGTCTCGGCCGCAGCAATCACGGCCAACGTAAAACGCCGGAGCTGGGCGAAAAGGGGCAAAGCCGGCATGATGTCGGGGATGCCTCGCACCTGCCCGGGGCGGTCCGCGCGGAACCAATGGAGCACGGCCTCAGCCGGCACACGGTCATACTGCCATCCAGTGCCGAGTACAGCATCGCCAGGATGATGGCGCAAGATATGATACTCGATTGGATTGTTGAAGACGTCGAAGACGATGCCATCGACGGCATTGTCGGCCTGAACACTGAGGTCTGGCGTAGTGACTTGGTCGGCCTCGACCAGGCGCAGATCAAGCTTCACAAGGGTAGGCAAGCGGGGATTGTTCGTAAGAACAGCAAAAGCCTCGCCATCCTGGGCTCGCGCCATGCGCATAGTGCGAAGCTTTTCAGCCAAGCCCACCGCCTTGGCCCACCGGGCGAACTCCTGTTCGATCTGCCGGTTGGCCTCGGGGTTGTCGGTGAGCATCTGGAGCCGCGGGCCGCTGCCGATCAGATCATTGGCCAGCGTGAGCACGATGCCGCGAGCGTAAGAGTTGTTCGCTACCTCGTAGCGAGCGCGGTTCCGCAAGATGCGCCGCACCTCGGGACTGTTGGCGGCCCGGGCCGAAAGCCCATCGGCAGCCGCCCAGTGCCGGCGGTTGTCCTCGGTGGTTGTCGCCGCGTCGTAGCGGGCCCGCAGGGGAAACGCGGCCCGCCACGCACGCAGGCGACGACCATCGGGGGTGGCTTTCCTTGGCCACAAGAGACGCATCCAGTCGAACAATTCAGTTCACCCCCGGCGGGACAAGCTTGTTGAACCGCAACCCGCGTTTGGTCTTTTCGGCCGCCTCCTTGCTGGCCAGGTAGCGGTCAGCCTCGATCTGCTCCGACAGCGGGTACTGCTCGACCGTGCCCGCGTCACCGGAGACCTTGGCCGGCCCTTGCGCGTTCTGACGAATGGTATCGTCGAGATCGTCGCTCACCTATTGGCTCTCCAATCGCCCTGCCCATATGTTATATATGCCAATCGAACCCGACCTGTCGACGAATGCGCCCCAAACAAACAAAATCGTGCTACATATAGCGATCCACCACCCGTTGGCATGGTGGCGACTCATAGGTGACCATCCGTCGGCCACAATGCCGGCATACCTTGCGGCGGCGGATGCGGCCGCCCGGCAAGGGTTCCGTATGCGTCGTACGCAGGTGGCAGCACCCGCACCGTGGGCAGGCAATACCACGCTCCGGTTGGGGGGCTTGGGGCGTCTGGACTTGAGATACGTTATCCATGCGGGCCGCGCCTCCGCCGCTGCAGCTCTGCAAAACTCACCCGCCGGCGATCCTTGCCCGGTTCGCCAGCCATCCCAGCCAGGGCTACGCCCTGGATCGATGCCGCTACGGCACAGCCCACCAGGCAATCCCACCAATGGTTGTCCCCAGCCGAGGGGCGCAGCTTCCATTCGTCGACGGTCCTGCCGCGGGCCTCGGTTTTCACCCGATACTCGGCCGTCATGTGCTCGGTAAATAGCCGATGCCGCACCGGATCGTCGCCAAACAGGGAAAGACACCCCCGGTCGCCCATCGCCACGGCCAGACGGGCGTAGACGAACGACTTCCAGAAGTTCGTGTCATAGACCACGTACCGCACGGCCCGGCGGCCCTGGACGTTCGGCATGCGCCAGTTCAGCCCCACGCGATCGCCCGGTTTCTGCTGATAGTCATTGAGCGGCCGGCTCGAAGCGCCGATAAACCGGCCGTGGCTAGGCATCAGCACCGCGGCGTGCGCCGATTGGCGGCAGAACTGGTAGATCACATCCGTAGATTGGCCCCAGTTGGCATCGATCAGGCACCGCTCAATCCGCAAGCCTGCACCGTCGTCTCGGCGGAACTCGCGGCCCAGATAGTCGCCCGTGAGTTTTTCTAGGCCAGCATAAATCGCCCCTTCGACGCCGCCGGCCTTGGTCACAGCGGCAAGGGTGGGACGGGCATCGCGGAGCGTGAAATACGGCCGCTGCTGGTCGGGATAGGTCCCGTAGTCGATCACATAGCCCGTGAAATCGTCCTCCCAGGCGGCCACCACAAAGAACAACAGGCTCTGCTGCACGTCGATGAACATCACGAGGTGGTTGCACCCGATCGGCACCTCGCCCCGCCGCATCCGGTTCAGCTTGGCGGCGATCTGGTCCGCAGAAAGTTCCTCGTTTTGGGCCGACTCCTCGGGCAAGGGCTCGTTCTGGTACTCGGCCCAGAAGGCCCGCTCGTCCTGAAGCTTCAGGTTCATGGCGTGTTGCACGGCCGACAGCTCGTCGTGGTTGTAGCGCGCCGGCCAAGCAACGACTGCCCCCTCGTCCATCGCCGCGCGGTTCTGCTGATAGAACTCAGTCGCCTCCTCGCCGTGCCCGCCGCGGCGGAAGCTCTCGGCACGCAGTTCGGCATACTTCTGCCAGAGCTTCTCGTTGGCCGGAAAACTGTAGACGAGCTTCGTGCGCTCGCCGTTCCACTCCGGATGCTTGTTCCGATTCAGAATGGTATCGGCCATATCCCCGGGGCGGATCACGGTGCACGGCATGACCCCGGCGATCTTCTTGCCCGGGCCGGCCAGACCAAGCACAGCCCCAGCCAAGATGCTTTCCCGCATGGCGCACTGCGACAGGCTACGGGCACTCTCGTCGGTTTGCGGGTCGTCGAGCACCACCAGCGACGGGCGCACCGATTGGCCGTCGGCCCTCTTGTGCTTCATGCCGCGGATGCGTCCGGTGATGCCGGCGACCTTGATGATCGCCCCGCTCGCCTTGCTGCCCGGCATGGTAGGCAGCACGATCTCACGGGCTGTCCAGCCGATATGCGTGCGCTGACCCTGGTAAAGCTGACCCGAGCAGCGGTTGGCAATCCCGTCCAGGCAATGAATCGGGTAGACCACCTCGGGGAAATCTGCCAACAAGAGCTCATTGCCATCCAGCTCCCGCTTGATTGATGCGAGCATGTCCATCGCATGGCCTTCGTCTGAGCCGATCAAGGCTACGAACTCCCGATGGCCATAGACCACGGCCCAGAGGCAGGCGGCTTCACAGAGACTACTTTTCCCGAAGCCGCGCGGGGTAGCCAGTGCGAACAGCCCACCGCGCAACACGGCCTGTTCAATTTTGGCCATCACCTTCAGATGATCCGGCGACCACGGTAGGTAAAACGTCATCGGGAAATACTGTTCACAGAAGAAGCGGAAGTCTTGGGTAGCCCGCTCCTTCCGCTCGGGATTAACCACCGGCGGCAGTTCGCCGATGTCACGGCCGGCAAGCGAAAGGGCTTTGTTCCGGGCCGCGGCACGCTCCTTGAGCTTCTGGTAGGGGTCGTCCTCGGCTTGCGGGCGCGGCGTGTGCCGCCGTTCCACCAGCCAGGCGGCGTAGCGAAACAGGTCCACATGCCGGCCGTCGCCAATGCGCAACCCGGCACGGGTGCGGTGCCGATGCAGTTGGCGCTCGTCGAGCACCGTGCCCAGCGGCGTGGAGTTGACCAGCCGGCACAGCTCGCTGGGACGCAAGCGCCTCGGGTCAATCGCCACGGCCCATCTCCTTGACCAGCCAGGCCACGTACTCAACCAGGTTCAGCGTGCCGTCGGCATTGGTCGGGGCCCCGGCGTCGATGTCCGCTTGGAGCCATTCCACGGTCACCAGCCGTGGCCCCAAAGCCGACAGAATCCGGGCCAGGTCCTCCAGCGGTACAGCCTGCGGGTTCAGTAGCCTGGATTGCGGTCCGTGGGCCATAGGGGCGTCATCCGGGACTACGCCTCCGTGCAGTCCTCCTCGCGCACGAAGCGAATCGGTAGACCCAATGCTAAGGCCAGCGCAATCTCAGCCTGGATGCCACGGCTGTGCTCCCAGCCGTCGAGCATCAGTACCCACAGCTCGTCACAGGCAGTCAAGATCCTGCGATCCTGCTGTGCCCAGAATCCCCAATCCTGGGGCAGGCCATGCTGGGCGATTGAGTGACTGTGGGCGATCGGCGAGAACACTACGTGACCCCGCCGAATAAGGGCCGCCGCCGCACGGCATGCGGCCTCGAAGCGCGCCTGACGGACAGTCGCGTCAAAGTGTGAATAGGGACTAGCGAGATAGATCATGCATATACCTCCTTTGCTGCCACAGACCCATCAGCCGGGATTATGCACGGATACG